TGTGATTCGGCTCGGGATGGGAGGTTTCATAGTGTTCTGTTTGAGAGGAGATCAGGGCGTGCTGTTTGAATAGCATCTGCGATAGCTTGGAGGGTATCAGGACTCCATGGTGCGTCTGCACCATCACCCCATAAAGCATCGGCTATGGCTTGTAACAGTTGTTCATTTTTGTCCATCAGATAAACTCCAGAATACCATAAGAGATAACTTGCTTAGGGTATGCACCATCTTCTATGGCTAACGATACCTGGCCCACACTTTCGGAAGCTAAGAAACGTGCTAAAGCATCATCCTTTCTAACCTCGGGGGTAAGGGTATGGCGTGCTACTGCTAACTCACCTTCAAAGGTGGCAGGCATCTCGATGCTGTAGTGGATGTAATCATGAACAAAGCGGAATACGAGGTTCTCGATGGGTGACCATACTGGGTGAGGTCCGTTGTTGTCGGCTGAGACAGGCACAAAGCGGCAAGGTGACTCTGTCATCACTATGGGCGACTTAAATGCAGCGATGGCATGCTCCAACGGCTGCGATCCGCTCAAGAAAAGAGGCCAGAATCCATCTTTGATTATTGTGGCAAACTGCTCCATCAGCCAGCGACGAGCGCTTGTGATTAGGGCGGGGGTTACTGGCAGCCTTGCCCCTTCATCGTTCAATGCCTCCCGGTAGCAGACGGCTAAGGTTTTACGGTGCGCGTCTGGGTTCTCTGCCCAGTATGCGAGGCGTGTCTCTTTGATGCTGGGCTGGCGTGTAATAAGTTGCGGCTCGGCTGCCATGGCAATCCTGGCCATCCACGCAGATCGGGAGCTAAGGGGCGGGTCTGCAAGAGGTTCTGGTAGTGGTTCGATAGGTCCAGGTCCGGTAAGGTCCGGGTCCCCCATTTCCGCCATCATGCGGAACGCGCGGGCGGCGCTGTCGTAATCGGGCGATGTATTGGTTTGTGGCCTGATCACACCTTCTGGCCGCAGTAGGGGGATACGTGCGGTGCTGGCGTGGCATGCGTTGGCGTCTGAGAATGAGGCGCGGGTTGATGTGTTCATGGGATGGGATTGGGTTGGTTTTTTGGTTTGTGATAGCGGAAGGTTAGACACCTAGGATCGATTTAATCCTATTGATGCAGCCTACCCATAGGGTTCGCTGAATAGGCGAGGTGGCAATCGCATCTTCCCCGAGGGTAGTGAGTTTGAAGAAGCGATAGGGTATTTTAGATATACCACCATTCTTCATTACATTGTGATACCATTCAAATGAAACCAATTCAGACCTAACCATATACTCTAAGACAGCGTATGTTGTCCACGTGTTATGCTCTGGTAGCTGTAGCTCGGCTGCGATCTCAAATAACCGTAGTTCACGGCCACCTGAGAGGATGTGAAGGATCCGGGCTTGGATGACCTGGGAGGCTTGTGAGGCGTCAGAGGGGATCATGGCTGAGTTGTTTGTTTTTAGGCTGCAAAATGGCAAGATGCTGCTGCTATGGCGGATGGGCCCTGACCTTGCCAGTAGTAGGTGCGGGTAATGCTGTGGGTTGTAAAGGCAGCAGTAAAGGAAGAATCCCCGTCGGTTATGTCGTCTGGGTGAGGGGGATAGATTGTTAGTTTCGTGGGATGGGATGGGATGGTTTGTGGATGGGTCGTTTTTAGACGCGACCCGTGGGGATGGCCTACAGGCTCAGAACATGAACTAGGTGGTCGAGCTCGCTGCAATATGTGGATCGGCTGCCGTGGTTTGTGCGGACCTCCCACAGTGGGGTCTGCCCAGGCTCATGCTTTAACAACTGGAGCGAGACAATTCCGACCTCCCGGCTGAGCCGATGGGCTGCGTAGCGGATTTCAGTTTCTGTGGGTTGCATGGTTGGCTTGTGATGGGTTGACGCTTCATATCTTACAGAATGTCAGCGCCCTGGCAAGGGGTCAACCAATTAGTGCTGCTGATCAGTCCCAAGAGACCCGCCGTGATTCTCAATAAGACGGCACTATTGAGAAAACGCCACAGATCCACCAAAACCACGCAATCCACGGTGACTTACCGTGATATAGCCCCTCATTCCCCACCACCCAACCGTGGTATCAAGCCTCGCCGCAACGCATAGATATGAAATATCAGCCGTAGGTGGCCGACCAGTCCCGCGTACCTGTGTGTATGGCAGGTACGCGAGAGGCTGAGATCCCAGTGATAGCAAGGGTTGGCAGGCATCGGCGGCAGGATTGGCTTATGATTGGCCTGCTTTGACCCGCCCAACCCATGATCGAAGGGGGGCATGGGGGGGATTGGGGCCGCCGCCAACAGGCGTACCCCCAACGGATTTTTCTGTTAAAATTTCCTAGGAGGCGGATAGGTAGACCCTGCAGCCTCCTTGAGAACCTTCCGGGCCATAGCGGCATAGACCGACCCTGCTGGCGCTGCCGAGGTAACCTTCCGGGCCTGCTCAGGAGTCATGCTCGGCCTCCAGCTGCACAGCCTTGGCGATCAGGGCATCCTTCTTGAGGGTGCCATCGAGAAGCACCTCGAAGCGGTCCTTGACCTCCTCCAGGATCTCAGCCCTGGTCATGGCCGCCCAGTCGGTATCCACGGCTTTGGTTTCCACCTCAGTTTCCACCACCGGCTCGGGATCAGGCTCTGCGACCACCACGGCTTCCACATCGATCACCTTGATGGGCCGCAGGGCATCCAGGGCCTCTCCCAACTGCCGGCATTCCTCGAGGCTCAGGCTGATCACACCGTTGACATGGCCATAGGGATCGGTCAAGTGGAGCTGGACATCATTCAAACCTTGCCACACGGTTAGCTGGCGGTTGATTTGAGTCATGGGACAGGAGTGCCAGTGGCACACGAAGGGATTCTGAGCATGTTCTGCTGGGTCCCCTCATCCCTACCCCTCCTAGAGCTGGAGATGGGGATGGGAGCACCTAGAGCAGCTATAGTAAGATATATCTAGATATAGACAAGTTAGATGTATGGGATGACGGAATTAAATGAAAGGAGGTTTTTTCTCCTCTCCTCAGACATCCATCCCAGTGGGCCGCGGTTTCGCGCCGTCCCTCTTACAACTGGAAAGCTCTGAAAACCCTTAGCATGACTGGTCTGGGTGTCGATCCATCAAGGGGGTCGACAGAAGGCCCGCAGGGGCGCTAGGATCAGGGGGTCACATCCTGGGGTCAGCCCTTCCATGCCTGCCTTCGACATTGCCGAGACCACTGTTCAGATCGACCACACCAACCGAACGGTGGACTTCTACACCACCAAGCGGTCGGTCTTCCTAGGACTGGTCCACCGGAATCCCCACTTCACTGCTGCCCGGTATCTCAACCCTGGCTACGAGGTCACCTATCCTCTGGATCAGGTCCGTGGGGTCGACAAGCTCCTGGTTCTCTCCGATGGGTCGGCCCGGGATCAGTTCCTGACTGAGGAGGAGAAGGCCCACCGGGCAGCTGCAGGTGAGCGCCTGACGGCAGCGAGGGCTTCTTCAGGGAAATAGCCAGTAAACAGGGGGCAGGAAGGCCCCTCCAAGGTCGATCGGGTATATTCCCCCCTTCGGCCTCTCAGAGGGCCCTTCTAGGTCCTTCCCATGGCCTTTCTGACCTGGGCCGACACGTTGCCGCCATGCCTGGGTCGATTTCGAGCATGTTCCACCCTCTCCGCTGCCCTCTGCAGCCTCTGCCTGGCATCCCCCAGCACCAGGTCGTCCACGAACCTCTTGGGATCCTCCTCCATCCGCCGGAGCATGGTCGAGTAGGCCTCATGGGAGATCTTTTTGGACTCCTCGAACTGGCTTACGTTGAGCCGATCGGTGAAGTAGGCCACGCCCATGGCCAGGGCATCGACCCGGTCGTCATGCTTCAGGGCGCCCTTGTCCCGGCTGAGGCGGGTGAGCTGGTAGGCCAGGGTCTTCTGGAGTCGTTCCTCAAGGGGCAGGTCCTGGTTTGAGGCCAGGTCGTATTCCACGACACCCCGATCGACAATCAGTCGATGCTGGGTGGTGACCGGCTCGAGGGCATCTAGGATGCGCTCCTCCTTGCGGACGAAGGCCCGGGTCTCCTCGAAGGTCATGGGGATCTGCATCTCCCGTGCGTGTTTCTGGAGGAGGGCCACAACGGTCCCGTCACCAAAGTTGGACTCCACCAGGCAACAGGTGGCCCCATACTGCAGGCCCAGCTTCAGGATGGCCGTCAAGGTGGGGTCGGAATAGCCCTCACGGAAACCTCGAAGGGCCCGCAAGTAGATGTTGCCGGCCAGCTGGCTCAGTACCACCACGCCCGTTTCGTCCTTGCCGCGGCCAGAGGGGTCGACCGCCACGATGGTGTCGGCCGGCCAGTCCAGCCAGTCGTCACCGAGGCGCGCCGGCCGGAACCAGTGGTCCCCGGGCAGCGAGATGGCCTCCAGGTCGCTGATGCGGTTGGCGGGGTCCTGGGACCAGATCACCGTGCCGGGGCACTTCCTGGGGTCCAGGGAGACCACCGGAATGTCGCCCAGCCGCAGGGGGTATCGGAGCATGTCCGACATCGACGTGTCGAGCTGAAACTGCAGCTGGAACACCGCAGCCGTCTGGGTGAACTCCTTCTCACGCAAAAGGGCGTCCGAGAAGCGGGTGTCGGTGGGTGTCCCGGCCAAGGTGTCGACCCCTTGGATCCGTAGGTCCTCCTCGAGCTCCTCAGCCAGCCGGCCATCGTAGTTGGGGAGGTTCTCCTCGGATGGATAGCGGGCGGGCCAGACCATGGCCTTATAGCCTCGGAGCTCCAGCTTGCTGTAAACCGAGAAAATGGTCTGTGGGGTCCCCAGGTAGATGATCCGAGAGGTGGGAAGTGGGGTCAGGATGGACTCGAACTCCGTGGTTCGCTGTAGGAGCTTTTCCCTCTGAATGTCGGAGCCACTATTCTCAGGACTCTCGATGTCGTCGGGGACGATCAGGTCGGCCCGAGAACCCACCATGGCGGAGGTGATTCCCACACTCTTCACTGAGGGGCTCTGGGCAGGCTCGGCTCCTTTCACATCGAATGCAACTCGGCTCCACCGATTGTCCTTGCCAGAGTTGTCCAGGTGCTGCAGGAATGGGAAGTCCACGATGCACCGCTGGACGAACAGCGAGAAGTCGTCAGCCCTCTGCTTGGAGGCGGAGACCACCAAAACCTTCTTGTTTACATCGCAGTAAAGGGTCCAGATAACAAAGGCGGCTGTCACCCAGGACTTACCGACCCCTCGAAACATCTGGAGCTGGACCCTTGGGCCTCCGTACTGGAGGTACCTGGCCATAGCCAGCTGCGCCCGAGTGGGCTCAGGCAGGCGAAGATGCTTCCAGAGAATCCTCAGGAAAAACGAGAAATCCGTAAGTAGCTTGGTCTGAAGCTGTTCCGGAGATAGAGCCATAGGAATAAAAAAAGGGCCCGAAGGCCCTCATAGTGCGAACTGTAGCCGAAAAATTACTCGCCGGCTTCCTTGGTGTTGTACTTCTTGCCGCGCCAGGTGAAGGTCTTCTTTCCGGCTGTGCGAGAGGCCTTGAAGGCGCTGTTAAAGGAGCCTCTGTCCATGCCTCCCTGCGTCATGCGAGCCGGCACAGCAGGGCCCTGCTTGGGTTTGTAGTCCCCTCGCTTCATGGCCCCGGTGAGGGTGCCGTCTGCGGTGGGCCTGGCCTTGAGGGTCTCAGCAGCGATTGCACCCAGGACTCCTGCACGGCCTAGGCTGGAAGCACTCCGCAGTGCCCGCGCCTTGGTGAGCTTGCCTGTCATGGTGGCACTGGTTGCCTTGGCGACCCGTCGGGTCTGTGCAGCTGCAACATTGACCTTCCCCTGCTGCGCGGCGTCACGCACGGCACTTGAGGTCACGCGGGCTGTGCCAGATCCTGAGGTCTTTGAAGTCACCTTGGCGGTCGACACGGCCTGCCGGTTGGCTCTACTGGACGGGGTCTTGCCGGAGACCACGGCCTTTGACTGAGCCGCCCGTTTAGAGCGATCTCCTGAGGAGGTGAGTTTTTTCTTTGCTGGTGCCATGATTTAACCTACAATTACAGTTGCCACGTTGATGGTAAAACCTGTGCCAGCGCCGATGTAGCCGCCGGCAGCGGTGAGTACATCGCCCACGGTGTAGCCCTCGCCTGTGCGCGCGGCCACCAGGGTACAAGCGGTCACGATGCCGCTAGCCACGGTAATGTCGGCCGCAGCCCCGGAGGCCAGCAGCTGGGATCCGGAACCCGTGGTGCGAACCAGGGGTACATTGGTGTACACTCCGTCGGTGTAGCCGGTGCCTCCAACGAGGGTCCCAAGGGTGCCGACGGAGGTGGCGGAGACACGTCGGATGCGGCCGGTGCGCTTGCCATTGACCAAGGTTGCGGGCACCCGATCTGCCTGGCGAACGGTGTTAATGGCATCGGTGGCCACGGCCACGGTTGCGTTGACCACTGCTGTGGTGGCTGTGGCCTGGATGGTGCGATTCAGGCGATGTCTGTCCAGGCGGGTTTTGCGAAAGTCAAAGCCTGAGGTTACCTGGTTGGAAAAGGGAGCCTGGACGGTCGTGCGGGAGGCTCCCGCCACAGTGGTGGAAGGGAAGGCACCGTAGGCAGAGCCGCCAGCGGGAACAGTAGACATGAGATTCTCAAAAAAAAGCAGAAAAAACTAAAACTTACTATTAAGAGCGCAGTTCTGTAATCTCAATAATACCATTGACCACCGCAGCAGTATCACGAATTACTGCAATGTTTGCTGCTCCATTGAGGGGGGTCTGAAAGGTAAAAGTTGAGCCTTGAGGAAGGAAAATGCTACTGGTAGCGTTTGCCGTTTGAGGACCAGAACCGATAGCCACACGGCAGGCAGCGTCACGAGTGTGTAGGGTTATTGCCCGTATTCCGCTTGTCAATGCAGTATTCTGCGAAGTTACTGTGGCGGTAACTCGGCGTGCTGAAGAGGGATAGGAGGAGATCTCAACAGGCTGTCGCGTTGACACCTGGGGGGTAAGAACAACAGCAGTCATACGGGTAAACTTCGGAGAGTGGACAAAGAGAAGAAAGGCTGGTTTCTGAACCAATCAAGAACATCGCTAGAGCCCTTACTTTGATTACACGCTAAGCAGGCGGCCACAAGATTAGAGGCCTCGTCACGGCCTCTATTAACCTTGGCTTTGACATGATCGAGCGTGAGAGATTCAGTAGAGCCGCAATAGACGCAGCGGTGATTATAGTGAGCCTTTATGGACTCACGCCACATGCGTTTTGCTTCGGAGCTAGTCATGACTTGAAGGCTCTGGAGAAGGTGATCCGGAGTCAAACTTGGCATGAGGGGTTCAGCGTTTCTTCTTGACGGGCTTTCTAACTGCGTTATTACCATGACCATTGCGGGCACGGTTCTTGGATGGGGATTCTAGGACCATCCTACCGTCAGTTGTGTGGGAGAGATCCTTCCCTCCCTTTCCAGCAATCCCCCTACGCTTGCGCTCTGCCCAACGCTCTTCCGAGGCGGCCTTCACAGACGGCTTCTTGTTAAGTTTGCGTTGGTAGGCTGCTTTCTTCTTTGCAGCTTTGGGGTTGGCGGCATAATACTTGGCAGACTTACTTTCGGCCATGGAACTCCTCGATGATGGACCTGAGCTCTTTAAGCTCGTCTCTTAGTTTATCCTCCAACCGATGATCTCGCTCTGCGTTGGTCTGCAGTGCATTTTTCAGGGCGTCGGTGGTGGCCTGCAGACTGGATACCTGGATGAGAAGTCCAATCGAAGTGATAGCGAGCCACCCCATCACTGACGCAATGGCGGCAAGGATGGCGCCCCGGATCTGTTCGTTCACTGAGTGAGTTTCTCGATGTAGGCTGTGTCCCCTTCAGTGAGGCCAGCCAGGAGGCCAGCTAAGGGGGTGCCAGGCTTGATAGTGCCTGTGCAGTTGTTTTTGACCAGCCATTCAGCTGCGGCCTTCAGATCAGCGGTTGAACATTCCGCTCCCTTGCGGACTCTGGCGGTCATCTCACGGGTCACCAGGCCGTGAAGCGCATCTAGATCAGTTTCGGTGGCTTTGGCCATAATTTCAAATACGTTCGTATGTGGTGTAGAAACCAGGACCAATGGACGGACTGACCCACCTTGGGAGGAAGTTCTTCCAGCTATACCGGACTTCTTTGCCTCCTGAGCCAATTCTGATGTAGCCGCCATTCACGACATCCAGTTCCCCGTAGGGGTCGTTGAAGATGCCGTGGGTTTTGGTGGTCCCAATCAGTAGGACCCAGTGGCCACCTCCACGGGGGGCTGTAACGGGCCCGTGATGCAGGAAGCCCACACCCACAGGACCCTTTTGTAAGGCCTCCATGAGAGCCGTGAAGGTGCCGTTGGTGTAGTTTGCGGCCTTGACCCCGTATTCGAGGCAGGCCTTCTCATGGGGGACTGGGTAGATGGTGTCGCCGTACTTCAGGACCGTCTTCAGGTAGAGGTCGTCGGCGTTGGCACCCTTAAGGGATTCAGGCCGCAAAAACTTGATGGCCATGGCAGCAGTGCTGGCCCGGCACATTCGGCTTCCGTGGCGGGTGGCTGAATCCCCTTGGAGGTAGTATTGTGGCACCTTCCAGAGGATGTCAGTCATCGGAAGCCCTGACGCTTAAGGGTCTTTTTGATGGCTTCTAGTTCAGCTTTCAGTTGGGCCACAGCCTCGTCTTCCCTACGGAAGGGTTTGGCCAGGGAGAGCAGGCGAAGAAAGCCCTGGGTGATGCCGTTGAACTCCTTGAAGGGCCCACCCAAGAAGGGCAGGATCTCGCCGATGGCGAATGCAATGAGGAGGGTTAGCTCAGTGCCCCCAGTGGGTAGGGGGATGCTGACGGTCTGGACGGGGGTGTCGGAGGGAACGCCAACAAGGGATTTGAAGGTCATAATAGGAAGGGAAAAGAGTTAGTCACCAAAGACCCGGTTAGTGGATCTGGTCTCTTGATCGGTAAGTCA